GAATTCAAAGTTAATACGCCCAGCACCATCATTATTGCCACCTGTAAGATTAATTGCTGGAGACCCCATACTGTTTCCCGTTAAGTGGTCAAATACAATATTGGAGCAAATGTGTCTTGTCGAAACAACTGGCAAAGTCCCCACCGCGTAATTTAAATTGTAAGAAGTTGGATAGCAATTACCAAAAGCTATTGCATCAACCCCCGACAAATTTAACCAAACTGTAAAATCCACGGTGTCAAGAAAATCCACTCCCTGATTTTCCTCCACCAAAACATAGAAGTTGTTTGAATCGGCTCCCTCAGGAGAATCAAAAAGGTTTTTAAATCCATCCGTCCAGTCAGAGGTGCTGTTTAAAAATCTTCCCCTTTCTTCATTGGAAAAGTTCGGCTCTGGAATATAACTTAAGTTTAAACTCACATCAGGTTGAGAGATCATTTCCTGATAAGCAAAACTTTGGGCACCTAACTGCTTGGCACTTTGATTTGAGAAACTTACAGAATACTCAAAATTCTGAGCGAGCTTAAAAATAACCAAGTCTTCCTGATTATATGACCATGCGGTAGTGCTATCTTGAGTCGCCACGATAGCAGTATTACTTTTTATAATATTTCTAGCCATTTTATGTCCCTGTTGGTATTACCCCGAGAGGATCTGCCACAAGCTCTACGGTTAAATTGTTAGAATTAAAATAAGTCCACGTATGGGTCCAGCTAGGACAATAAAAAACTTTTGGCCTATTATATACAGAGGGGATTTGATGCTCAAATCTTCTGTAACCACCCTTCGTTTCTAAAAATTGAAGCATACACCTTAGTTGGTGGTCTGATATATCGCTGTAAGTATAACTCATATTAAACGCAGCGATATTGTCGTTTGTCTTTAAACGCTGGATAAAAGAGTTTTTATAGTTTAAGACATCTGCTTTAATTTTGACATCGTTTTGCACTCCTACGTCAGGCTCAAAGAAAAACTCCTTTGTCCACATAGAGGAGGCTCCTGTCGGACTATTTGTTTCGGAGGAAGTATGATCTCCACTACAATAGTAGAAGTTGTCTAACTTGTTTTGATTGATTCCTGAATAAACTACGTCATATTTTTCGAAAGAGGCAGACCCAACCCACTCTTGAAATGGAACATTAGCAAAGTTCCCACCTGACCAATTAAGCAAAGTAGGAGCATGATCAACGTTAAGGTTTGTTGCTACTTCGAAGTGTTGGTTGTTTATAAAATTAACTCCATAATTATCACAAAACCCCGAAACAGTTTTGTAAATTCTGCTGTTGTCAGGAGTAAACTTTATAGGAAGATAACCCAACTGGTTTTCGAAAAAGGAGATTAGCCTTTTAGCGTTCGTCTCGTTTACATCATATCTAAGTGAAAACTTAGCCGTCAAACTGTTTACCGACAAAGGTATTAAATTATAATAAAAATCATCGGTAGTATAGCTATAGTTATCCCCTTTAAACTCAACAGTCGAGCCATAGACAGGGGTAAGAGAAAGATCTGACAATTCAGAAGGAACCGTAACCCCCGAAATATTAGTATCTCTGTTATAAAATAGACTTTCGCTCATGAGTGACCTGCATAGTTAAGAGTTAAACGAACTGATCCGTCTGCTGAAGCACTTAGCTGCTCGCTGATCAGTGAGGCTTTCGGGATAGTAAGAGACTGGAGAGGAGTTCCGTTTCTCCCATTAACGGCGAACGAAACGCTTTTTTCTTCTTTTCCCGTCGTTAAAAAACTATACCCACTCTCTAGAAAAACATCATCAACCTCTATTTGCACACTGGCGCTATATTTAATGGGGGGTATGTATTTAACTTCGATAGGGGTTTCGGAACCTATTGTGTAGTAAGGCTTTCTCACCACTTCTAGAGCATAATCAAAACCAATAACCCTGTTGGTGGTAGTATTGTCACAGGTGGCCGTTATAGAACCCTGACTTGGGACATATATTGCTTGAGGAGCGTCCCCTGAAGCGTTGACCCCACTTCTTAATTCGTCATACACCGACAAAGAGGTGTTAATTTGAGGAATAGCCCCGACCGCACAATTAACCGAATAAGAAGTCAAATATCCGCTTTCAAATCCATAAGAGGCGTTGTTGTCGTAATTAAAACTACCCATTACGTCGCTAGCCCCAGTTAAATCCAATATGGGGTCGTCATAAATCAAATAGCGAGACAAAGAAACTGTTTGAGAAGTAGGCCCACCGATAGTCGTCACCCCATTTTGATAGCCTAAAAGGTTAGTGGTGTTGGCGGCATTTTGATATCCTATATCTATTGAGTTGACTCCAGACAACTCTTTCGGGGCAATACCCGACCCCGAGATAAAGAAATGGGATTCGTAATTTAGCTTTGATCCAAACATCTTTTATACCCTTCTTAATGAGCCACCTAGTCTTTGTTCTTCATCAATAACCTGCCTTACCACATCTTTAATTTTAAGGGCTAAGTTCTGTTGTTGTTCGTCGCCATTATTGTCTTGAGTTTCCGTCCCGTCAGAATTGACGGTAATATTAATAACGGTCTCTCCACCGCCTTCCAATTCATCACCGAGATTATTAATCGCAGCGACTATGGCATCGTCGCCGCCATCTCCACCACCACCAGAATTAAGAGCTGCCAGATTCCCGCGACCCATGCGCTGAGTAGCGGCAGCGTTCATTACAAATTCTCCACCCGACAACATACTGGGAACCGTATCTACTCCAGCAGAGGGAGAAACGTAGCCACCAGCAGCGTTATTGACGGGCTCGACCGATATTATCCTCTGACCTGCGAACCTCGCCATCTGTTCATGAGTTGTAGAGTAAAAATCAAGCCTCCCACGCGCTGGGCCTGTCCCTGCAACTTGAACGTGAGTCCCTTCAGGGTAAAGGTCGCTCACTACGTTAAGGATTGTTCCCGCTGGGAAGTGACTAGGATGAACCGCGACAGTGGGTAAGCCGTGATTTACGTCCCTGTAGCGCATACCGCTAGACCCCACATACTCATTTCCTCCTACTTCAGCGAACCTACCTGAAGCTATTTCACGCGCCGTTTGTGGATCTACATCTCTTGGGCCAAAAGCGGTTGATACAAGACCTCCAGCCTGAATACCTCTACCAGATACTCCACCGCTCCCGCTCCCGACAGAAGCAGCAGCAGTTCGTTGAGCGCGGATTTGTGATGGGAGCAGCCCCTCATGACCACCAAAGTTTAAAAGCCCTCCATATCTTTGCCCCCCAGATTCAAAACCTGTAATACCAGCGCCCGTTGCACTAAAGATCCTACTAAGTGGGCCTTGTTCCCCGCCCTTACTAGCCTTCATTGATTCACTAAAGCCTGTAGTAAATTGGTTAAATGCCACGCTAGCAGCCGCCATTATCATAGAGTTTCTAAATTGTTTTTTTCTTTCCTCCTCCTGTTTTCTTATTTCTTCTTCATGTTGAGATTGGCGAACGTAAAGCCCGAAAGCTTCTCTTTGTGAGTCTTGCTCTCTCTGAAACAGTGGGCTGTTTCTCCTGCCAAACATTGTTAATCGGGCGCTCATAGGTTCTAAAGACGCCGATCCGAATCCAGCCCCTCCACCCACTTGGTCGAATTGGCCACCAGTGAATGATTGTGTGGCGAAATCTAAAAGACTTCTTTGCCCCGTCATCGCTCCTTGTCCATAAGTTCCTGGGGTATAGAGACCCCCCCTCTGCATTTGGCCAACGCGCCCCGTATTAAGACCCTCAAAGAATCCTGCGCCATATTTTTCCACAGCGCCTTTTCTTATAACAAATTCTCCACCTGTTAATAACGTGGGCACATCGTCTCTGTTACCAGAGCCTCCTGTGATAAGACCTCCGCTGTTCTTCCCAGTTAAAAAGCTTAAAATGCCACTAAACAAGCCGCCACCGCCTCCAGTGGGGTTTGGTAAAGCGCTTCCGACAAGTTTATCGACAGCGCTTTTCATATAAGCCTTTGATATCATGGTGAAGAAATCAGTAGCAGCACTCCTAAGAACATCCCCCAGATTCCCTCCCTGAACTATGGTGTCAACCATAGCGTCAGCCATGGTGTTTTTGAAGTTTATAGAGGCAGTTGTGATTGTGTCTGCAAGCCTGTCGGCTTGTTTTACAGGATCAAAGTCCTCATGCTCGAAAAGCCTTCTCCCCACACTCCTTTGCATGTCGCTTAATGCTGCGGCATTCGCGGGAGTTAAATCTGGCCTTTCCGCCACCGCTTTCGCTCTCCTCTGAGCGGCCCTAGCGCCAGAAGTTAAACCCATTAATCCAGCTTGAGTGGCTTGATTTACGAAACCCTGTATAGCTATCTCAAGCGCCTCTGCCGCGTCTTCTTGTTTCTGGGCTAATTTAACCGCCTGATCTCCCGCTTCTCGGTCCTGCTTCATTTTTCTTTTGGCCGCGTCTATCTGTCCCCTGAGGATTATAAGTTGATCTTTATTTAGAAGCTTCATCTCCACCCCCATATCGAAAAACCCCTCCAAAACCCCAATGGCTTTCTCGGGAGTCTTTGCCTTACCCAATAAGTCGTTAAATTCCTTAGTGATTCCCGTCACGGAACTTGTAGGAAGCGGGGTTTTTTGTAAGCCCTCCAATAAACT